CTTTCAATGGAACTTACTGGTGCTTGGGTGAACGAGGCAAGAGAGTTACCGAAGGCAGTTATTGATGGATTAACCCACAGGGTAGGTCGATATCCAACTCTATCCGATGGTGGTGCAAATCCTTGGCGTGGAATTATCATGGATACGAACCCTATGGACGATGACCATTGGTGGTATAGATTATCAGAGAAAGAAAAAATGACTGGTAAGTATGCTTGGAAATTTTTTAGACAACCAGGTGCCGTTGACGAATACACTGTAGACGACCTACCAGAAAACCCTGAAGCAAACGATTTTGTATTCAGTGCAAACAAATGGTGGTTAGCAAATCCTAAAGCCGAGAACAGACAGAACCTCCCTGTAGGATATTATCAACAGACCCTGTTAGGTAAAAACCTTGACTGGATAAGGTGCTATGCTCAAGGTTTATACACCTATGTTCAGGAAGGTAAACCAGTCATCTCCGAGTATGACGATACGATTATGGGACAGGATAGCCTAGAGCCAGACCCTTCATTGCCAATTCAAGTTGGACTTGACTTTGGTTTAACACCAGCAGCTATCTTTGGTCAGAGATTAAAGAATGGTAGATGGCATGTGCTACATGAACTGGTAACTTTTGATATGGGGTTAGAAAGATTTGGTACAATGCTGAGAAGTGAAATGGCTACAAAATATCCGAACTACGAAGTCCTTATCTGGGGTGACCCTGCTGGTATGCAGAGAGATGCTATCTATGAAGTAACAGCATTTGACCATCTAAAGTCTATAGGATTTAATGCAAGACCAACTCACTCTAATGATTTCAAGATAAGAAGAGAAGCTGGCTCTATGCCAATGAACAGATTGATTGAAGGTAAACCAGGTCTACTGGTGGATAAGAGTTGCGTAAGATTGAAGAAGGCTTTATCTGGTGGCTATCATTTCAGGAGGATGCAAGTTTCTGGTGGTGAGAGATACAAAGACACACCAAATAAAAATGAACACTCCCATGTCGGAGATGCGTATATGTATCTGGTTTTAGGTGGGGGAGAATATAAACAATTAACAAGAGGCAATAATCCTAAGTTCAAACAGACAACAGCGAACATGGATTTTGATATATTCGGATGACCAATGGGAGAGCAATAGGAGCAAATTTTGAAAGAACCATTTGCAACCTTTTGAAGGATGAACTAAATATAGAGTTCCGTAGGGACCTTGAGCAATACAGAACAAAAGACCATGGAGATTTAATAACAGATTCTCCCTTTCCTTTTGTAGTAGAATGTAAAAGGAGAGCTACAGGAAAAACATACAGCTACGATTGGTGGGAACAGGTACTGAGAAGTTCTGCTTTAATGAAAAAAAAGCCAGTGCTTATATACCAATTAATGAGAAGCCCTATAAAAGTTGTTATGAATATGAACGATATCATTAGACCTTTTAATGGTACGCCTATAGACCAGGAACACCTTGTAGAAATGTCAATACCAAGTTTTTGTATGATAGTAAGGGAGATGTTAAATGAATGAAGATTCTTTAGAAAACATATTTAGATTAGATGGGAAGAAATTATCTGTTGTCCCTTTTAAATCTTACCTATTAAATTTAATGGAGATGTATCCAGAGGATAAGAAAACCTTAAAGTACCTTCCAAACTATCGAGAGTATTTAGATTATGCTTCAGAAAATGGCTATGGTTATGCTATATTAGACAACGGAAAACCTGTCTTGTGCTTTGGTGTATCTCCACAATGGTATGGGGTAGCAGAATTATGGATGATACCTGACGTTAATCTTTTAAAGCAATACCGATTTAAGTTTCACAAAGGTGCAATTAAATTTTTAAAGATGATAAGTGAAGAGTTGAACTTGCATAGAATACATGTTACAGTAAGCCCAAACAATTCACGAGCTATTAGATGGATTGAAAGTATATTTTTTACAAGAGAAGGTTTATTAGAAAGATATACCTTTGATGAACAAGATATGATAATGTATAGTAAATTGTATGAAAGGCAATAACAATGGCTAGTATGTTCTCAGCTCCGAAATACACACCACCTCCAGAAATGGGAAAGGCTAATGCACTTGTAGAGCAGAGAGATGCTAGAGCAGAGGCTCAGGAAAATAAAGAATTAAGAAAAACAGCTGCTCAGTCAAGAGCAAGACGTATGGGTGGAAGAATATTATATTCACAAGATAGAGAAATTCCAGCACTCGGTACTGGTGTGAATGTTAATCCAACACAATCCTATAACAGAAACCCTTACGAAACAACAGGGAGAAGCTAAGATGGGAGGTATTCCAAATATCTTTAAGCCACCTTCAAGACCAGCTCCTACACCTACTCCAGAAGGGAGAAGAGAAGAAACATCTAAAAAAACTTCTGCTGAACCAGGTGCAACAAGAAATTTACCTTCAAGGAGAAAAAGAGGAAAGCAAATAACATCTTTAGTTGGGGGAGTTTTGCCAGGTGAAACTGAAACAACAACAAATATGTCACCTATAAGTGGAAGAAATCCAAGAAGTAAGTTAGGACCATAACATGGCAGACAGGGAACCACCAGAATATATAAGAAATCCAAAGTTCAGAGTTTTAGATTCTACCCAAACTGAAGAGGAAGATTGAAATGGCGTATAAATATAAGAAAGATAAAACTAAAGATAAAAAGAAAAAATCTTATAAGAGGTCATACAGGACTAAAGGCTTGATGCGTTAATGGTAGCCAAGAAATATCAAAATCCTAAAGGTGGATTGAATGAAGCTGGAAGGAAACATTTTAATAACAAGGAAGGTTCTAAGTTAAAATCACCAGTAAAATCAGGAACAAATCCTAGAAGAGTTAGCTTTGCTGCAAGATTTGCTGGAATGGATGGACCACTTAAAGACGACAAAGGCAGACCAACAAGACTTTCATTAGCACTAAAGGCTTGGGGTTTTAGAAACAAAGACAGTGCTAGGAACTTTGCACAAAGGCATAAAAAATCATGATGAGATTAAACGCAAATCAAGTAGCAGACAGGTCAAGTAAGGCTTTTGCTCGTAAGGATTTATGGCGTAGCATATACGAAGATTGCTATAGATACGCTTTACCACAAAGAAATTTATATGACGGATACTATGAAGGCAGTATCCCTGGTCAAAATAAAATGAACATGGTGTTTGATAGTACAGCTATTCATTCAACACAGAGATTCGCCAATAGGATTCAGTCTGGACTTTTTCCTCCCTATAAAAAATGGTGCAGACTGGAACCTGGCGATGACATCCCACCAGAGAGAAGAGCAGAAGTTCAACAGGCATTAGATATTTACCTTGAAAAATTCTTCACAGTTCTCAGGCAGTCTAATTTTGACTTAGCTATTGGTGAGTTTTTACTTGACCTCTGTGTGGGAACAGCAGTTATGCTTGTACAAGAAGGAGATGATACAGCTCCAATAACCTTTACTTCAGTGCCACAATACCTAGTTGCATTAGAGGAAGGACCAAATGGTACTGTTGATAATGTCTACAGAAAATACAAGATAAGAGCAGAAGCAATATCAAGACAATTCCCTGACGCTGTTCTTCCTGATTCCTTACAAAGATTAATTAATGATAAACCTCAAGAAACAGTAGAATTGATTGAAGCTACTATTATAGACCCTGAGAGAAAAGATTATTGTTACCATGTTATCTATGAAAAAACAAAAGAAGAACTGTTGATGCGTAGAATGGATACAACTCCTTGGGTTGTTTCACGTTACATGAAAGTTGCAGGAGAAGATTTTGGTAGAGGTCCTCTAGTATCGGCTATCCCTGATATTAAAACCTTAAACAAAACATTAGAATTATTGTTAAAGAACGCTTCTATTGCTTGTGCAGGAGTTTATACAGCAGCAGATGATGGAGTGATTAATCCAGCTAACATTAGAATAACACCAGGAAGTATTATTCCTGTAGCTAGAAATGGTGGACCACAAGGAGCTTCGTTAGCACCTTTACCAAGGTCTGGAGATTTTAATGTATCTCAAATTGTTATTAATGATTTAAGGATGAGCATTAAGAAAACTTTACTAGACGATACTTTGCCTCCAGATAATATGTCAGCTCGTTCTGCAACTGAGATTGTAGAGAGAATGAAAGAGTTAGCACAGAATATGGGGTCAGCTTTTGGTAGATTAATAACAGAAACTATGACACCTATTGTTGCCAAGGTTTTGAACATCATGGACAAGAAGGGTTTAATAGAGTTACCATTAAAAGTTAATGGACTTGAAGTTAAGATAATCCCTATTAGTCCTTTGGCTAAAGCACAGAACCTAGAAGAGATAAATGAAATAATGCAATTTGTGCAGATAGCTGGTTCGCTTGGACCAGGTGGTATAGCAGAAATGAAACCAGATTTAATTGCTACCTATATAGGAGATAAACTTGGGATACCATCTAGCCTAAGAACAACTCCAGAAGAGAAACAACAAATAATGCAACAGAGTATGCAGATGGCTCAGATGCAACAACAACAACAAATGCAAGGAGATATGCCACCAGAAGGTGGACCACCACAAGAAGGACCACCAATGGAAGAACCTTCAGGAGCATTAGAACAGGAGGTTAGTGCATAATGGAAAATGGATGGGAAGGCGTACAAGTTCTTGACCAAGAACCTATAAACAATAAAGACGACCAGTTTGCAGTTGATAAATCTTTTGCGAGAACATTTGATACGGAGGAAGGAAAAAAAGTTTTAGACTATTTAGTAAGCAAGACGTTAAACCAACCGACTTGGCTACCTGGAGGCGACCATACCTTTGGATATGCTAGAGAAGGTCAGAACAGTATAATAAGAGAAATACAAATGAGAATTGAAAGGGCAAAACAATGAGTGAAGAATTAGAACAGAATTTAACAGAAGGTCTATTAGGTGGTAGCAATGCAATGCCAGACCCAGAAATGTCAATCCCAGATGAAGAAACACAGGTAGACCATTTGGTTGATGATAGTGCAGAAGAAGCTAAGGCAGCTGAAACTGTTTTAGAAAAACCTGAGTACCTAGAAAATAAATTCTGGGACCCTAAGGGTGGTGTTAAGATAGAAGAAATGAATAATTCTTATAAAGAGTTGCAAAAACAATTCTCAATGGGAAAACACAAAGCACCAAAAGAATATGACTTAACTGCTTTTGATGGTGTTGATATTGAAAATGACCCACTAGCTAAAGAGTTTGTTGACTGGGCTAATGAAAATAAACCAACTCAACAGGCTTTTGATAAACTTATTGGAAAATTTAAAGAGTTAGCTGACGTCCAATCAGAGCAATCAACAATTAATATTGATGAGGAAACAACTAAACTAGGACCTAATGCTCCACAAATTGTTAATGGAATAAAGCAATGGGGTCAAGGGCTAGTGTCTAAAGGTGTATGGTCTGAAGATGACTTTGATGAATTTAAAGTTTTTGCTGCTACTGCAAATGGTATCAACGCTTTAAACAAAGTTAGAAAATATTATGGAGATGCTCAGATTCCTACTGCACCAGTAGATGTAGATGGTATGCCAAGTGCAGCAGAACTGTACGAATTGGTAGCTGACCCTAAATATAAAACTGATTCACAATTCAGAAGAAAAGTAGAAGAACAGTTCTCAAGAGCGTTCCCTGGACAGAGTAAACCAGGCGAGATGTAATTAAGACTTGTCTTTTGTTTTAAAATATATTATCCTTTAAGCGAGATAACGAATATCATTCGCCTCTGGCAGATGTGGAAGTACATCGTGTTTTTAGCCGAGGTTGTCCCTCGATAACTAAATTAAACTTTTAATTTTAATTGTGTTAAACAAGGAGTAAATAATGGCACAGTCAATTACTAATGCTTTTGTTACTTTGTTTGATGCCGAGGTAAAACAAGCATACCAAAGCGAATCATCTTTGCTAGGGTGTGTTAGGCTAAGACAAGGCGTACAAGGCAACACTTACAAGTTCCCAAAACTTGGTAAGGGAAGTGCAACTGCTAGGATTCCACAGACAGACGTAACTCCACTTAATGTAACCTACTCTCAAGTAGAAGCTACAATGAGTGATTACAATGCTGCTGAATACTCAGACATTTTCCACCAATCTAAGGTGAACTTTGACGAACGACAAGAATTAGTTCAAGTCGTAAGCAAAGCTATTGGTCGTAGAATGGACCAATTAATTATAGATGCTATCGCTGCAGCATCTTCACCAAGCACAGTTGCAAATACTATTGTAACATCTGGTAGTGCTGGTGCATCAAACTTGAATGTTGGAAAGCTAATTGCTGCTAAAAAAGCACTTGACGCTAAAAATGTTCCATTTGATGACAGGCATATTATCGTACATGCAAACTCATTGTCTGGTTTACTAGGTGATGAAAGAGCAATATCTGGTGATTATGCTTCAGTAAAAGCTCTTGTTTCAGGAGAAATCAACACATTTCTAGGTTTCAAATTCTATGTCTTAGGAGATAGAGATGAAGGTGGTCTAGCTGTTGATAGTTCTAGTGACAGAGTCGTATACGCATTTCATCGTTCTGCCATTGGCATGGGCGTGAATATGGCACAGAAAACTGAAATCAACTATATTCCTGAGAAAACATCTTTCTTAGTAAATAGCATGTTCTCAGCTGGTGCCGTAGCTATCGAAGATGATGGCATCGTAGCAGTAACTTGTAGAGAATAGTAACAGAAAGGAGAGCTATAACATGGCTTATAATGTCGCAGGATTGCAACCAATAGGTGGGCAATCAAAAGCAGGGTCAGCTCCTCAAATCTGGAGCTACACATCAGAAGATGCTA